AGATAATATCATAACTTGGTTCTATATTATAATGGGTTCAGTTATTGGAGCTTATGTTGGTTTCGCAACTCTTGATGATAAATGGAAAGACACTAATAAAGCCAACAAGAAAGAAGAAGAGTAATAACAAATGGCACTTAACGACGTACTTGATAAAGAAATACAAGAAAATCTATCAAAAGATGAAAAGAATTTCTATGGTATTGATCGCGCCTTAGATGAAGAAGAAAATAAAACCCAATCAGATTTCTCACGTAATGTTTTTCGTATTATTCAATCTACATTAGTTGGAGCAGACAAAGCTTCTATTGATGAACTAGAACAACGAAACATTAGATTAAACAATTTAAGAAAATACACCAAACAAGCAGGAGTTGGGCCAACCGAAGAAGGTATTGTTTTAGATTCTATTAATAAAGTACAGACTGCTATTCAAGCACAACTAGCAAGTAAAAAAGCTTTTTTCGCTAGAGCTAAAAAAATTGTTTCGGATAGTTCCGTTGACGTTGGAGCACTATTAATTGGTATAGCAGGCGGCGACCCACTAATAGGGTTAGGAGTAAAAATTGCTGGTGATTTCTTAAAATCACGCAAAGAGAAAAAAGTTGCTGCCGAAGAACAAAAGAAGGCAACACTTAGAGAAGACGCCGAAGCATTAAGACCCAATACACAACCAGATAAAGATAAATCTGACCCATTTTCTCCTTATGGTTCGCCGTTAATGAGAGACACAAAAAGTCCTTTCGGTGGCGGTAGTGGTGGAGGACTAGACTCAGATGGAAGTCTATTGTATATACTTCAAGATATCTTCTTATTCACAGAAGAAATTTCAGATGATGTAAAAAAACTTGTTCAGTTTGCTGATAAAGACGCAACAAATAAAAGTCTTAATGCTCTTGATTCTGTAGAATCATCAAGAGAGGGCAGGGGATTAGTAAGAGATAAAGACTCAGGCGGAACTAAAAAACAAGGTAAAGGAATTCTAGGTAGTCTATCAGATCTATTGGGTGGCGGCAGCGGAGGTAAAGGTAGTTTACTAATGATGATTGGTAAATATGGTCTTATGGCAGGTGCCGCTGGTGCTGTGTTATATGGTGCATATGATATAATGCAATCATATTTGAAAACTGGTAAGTTTGGTGATAGTGACACAGAAAAATTCATTCAAGGTTTAGATAAAAGTCTTATTGATGGTATTGCTAATCTAGGAGCAGGCGCAAAAGCGGGAGCTGAAGCAGGCTCGGCAGTATTACCTTTGGGTGGAACTATCGTAGGAGCTTTATTCGGTCTTATGATGGATGGTGTCAATAGTTGGCTAGGTGATGCCGTCCCTGATATGGGAGCAGCAAATCCATTTCAAGCTGGACTATTTGGTATCTTTGATTTTCTTATGTCAACAATTAATGGGATGTTTAAATCTATTTTTGATATGGCAGATTCCGCAGTCGCTCTACTTCCAGAAAACTTTGGTATTCGCGGCGCTGCAATGGAACAAGTCAATAAAGCAAGAAGTGCTGTATTAGGAATGACCGAGCCTCTTTCCGCTTCATTAACTAAAGATAATAAAGATGCTGTAAATAAAGATTTTGATAAACAAGACGCAGAATTAGATAGAGAATTCAAAACTGGCACAGGAAGATTTTCTTATGAAATGGTAGGAGATGCTGAAGGAGCTAAAGAAGGTTCATACGCAAATCAAAAGAAAATATCACAAGTAAAAAGAACAAAGGCACTTGCCGTAGCTAATACTATAGATCAAAAGGCCGCAGCAAAACCACCAACACTTCCTGGCGGTTCAGGTACTTCTGGAGCTCCTGGTTCTCCAGAAAGTGCTCCCAAAGCAGTCGGATCATCTTCAATATCAGGTGATACTGGAAAAGAATTATTAATCAGTGCTATGAATGGGGCAGGAATTACTGACCCAACAGAACGTGCTGCCTTTATGGCACAAATGTCACATGAAAGTATGGGTTATACCAGACTAAGAGAAATGGCATCTGGACGAGCTTATGAAGGTAGAATTAAAAATTTAGGTAATACAGAACCAGGAGATGGACCTAGATTTAAAGGTAGAGGTTTCATACAACTAACAGGAAGAGCAAACTATAAAGAATTCGGAAGTAGAATTGGTTTAGATCTTGAAAATAATCCTGATTGGGCAGCAGACCCAAAGATAGCTGCACGAGTAGCGACAGAATTCTGGAAAGCTAGAGTTAAACCAAGAGTTAAAGATTTTTCTAATATAACCGCCAGCACAAAAGTTATTAACGGCGGCAGTAATGGTTTAGAAGATAGACAAAAAAGATTCGCAAAAACAAGTCAAGATACTAGTATTACGGCAGTAGGAAATACTAACCCATCTGGTCCAGCAGTGGCTCCACCAACCGCTTTGGCTAGTGCTGCCTCACCTGCGTCTTCAGGAACATTAACGCAAGTAGCACAAGCACAACAATCAGTAGATCAAACAAATGCTGCGGCCGCAACAAATGTTGTTTATGCTCCACAAACTAATAATATGATGTCCGGAGGTGGTGGAAATAATGGAGCACCGAACGCTACTAACATTCAATGCTCCACTATGGGCGGCAGTGTTACTGGCGCCTGTGGTGTTTAATCTTCACTAGCTAATTGCTGAAGATAACTAATATCATCATCAACATTTTCGGGAGTCTCAGAAGTTGAAGTTTCTTCACTTTCTGTTACTTCTGCTACTGTAGCCGCAACAGTTTTTGGTGCGCTCTTCTGTGTGGTTTCAGCATTACCCTTCGGCAACGATAAACCAAGTACACGATCAAGTCTAGCTTTCAATGCATCATATGACTTAAACTGATCTGGTGCTACAACATCACTCAGTTTATATTGACTTTCCCAAAGATTCTTAATCTTTGTATCATCACCGTCCAATAGGGCAGCAGGCGTAGCGAATTCTGACTTATCATAATTAGGAAAACTATCAACCTTTGCTACACGTAGCTTAAAGTTTGAACCTTCCCATGGACAGAATACGTTAATCCCTTCCTTCTTTTGTTCGTCAAGCTCATCTTGTTCAGGAAACATAGCATTACGGATCTTATCAAAAATTCGCTTACCAAACTTATACAAGAATACCTTACCTTCATTTTCAGGTGCTCCTGGATCTTTGATAACAAGAATGTTTGAAACATAACTAAACTTACGCTTAAGCTTCTTAGCTTTTTCACGATTCGCCTCAATACCAGTCTGCCACAATTCAGAAAACTTATCCTGTACTGGATCTTTACGACCAATACTAGTCAAAGCTTTTTCAATATACCAACCGCCTGGACCCTGAAAAGCATATTCAGTTAGTTCTACCCACGGCTGACTATCACCTTCACTCACTGGAAGAAAGCGAATAATAGCTGAACCAACACCATCTTTACCTTGTGTCGGGCGCCAGAAACGTTCATCTTTTTGTCGCTCTTGTTTACCTTCACCGCCAAGCTGTTCAAGCTTTTGCTGAATGGCCGAAAGACCAGAGGTGCCCTTCGTCTTTTTAATTGCATCAAATGACATATTTTTCTCCTATATTCAAATTGGTCTTTTCAAAATAATCAATATACTATAATGTTTGACCTTAACACTATAGTAGCATATCATTACAATAATACAAAGACTTTTATGTAAGCTTTCCAGTATTAACTAGAATTTCTTTCATTATGTCTTTGAATTTGTTTTCATCCACAATCTTTAAGAATGGCTCATACTTCAAGCACAAACTCTTAAATTCGTTCCATATTAATTTTTCTTTGATAGTTCTATCAAATCTAGGGAAAAACTTTAATATCTTATTCATAATAATAAAAGTTTCAATAGAAATTTCTTTTTGTAGTGTTACATCTAATACGTATGGATGAGATCCTTTATGTGATACAAAAGCATAATCAAAAGAATCTAGCCATACATCAGAGAATTCTTTAATGTGTGTAATGTCTTGTTTGAAATTATATGTGAGTGATTGAATTTTCTTCTGCCATGCTTTCAATACATCTTCACCTTCTGTAGTGATTAGATCACCAATCCAGTTATCTGGATCATCTAAGAAATTTGCTACTAGATATTGCTCTAACTCTTCTGGTTTATATTTCTTAGCTAGTCTATAGAAAAATGCTTTATCGTTTCTTTTCTCAAATGAATCAACAGATACTTTTACCTCTCCATTAAATTTGAAATAGTCATAACTACCAGACGAAAAATGTAGCTTCAAAGCAACGTATTTTTTATATGCTTGAAATGGTGTCACTGTTATCATTCTAATATCTTTGGTTTCTTTTGTCCACGATTGATCATATTCAATTCCGTAGCTTCTGTTTCTATCAGACCTTTAATTTGTTGTGTGAGTAGCTTCGGAACGGTTTCGGGTTCTATGTTAAACTCTTTACAGTAATCACATACTGCATCAAAGTAAGTAACTTTTTTCTCTCGCACGAGTCTTTCTATTTCGCGGGAGAAACTTGTTTGTGTGTGAAGTTTTAACGTCATTATAATACTTATATCATTATTCAAATAATAAGTCATGCTTTTTTAACAGAAATATTAAATCCTCATCAGAAAGATATCCACTTATATCCCATTCATCTTTATGAGTATCTAAAAGTAATTTTTCATCGTAGAATATTTTTAATTTGCCGTGTCTAAAACTTAAAATAACTGCCACACCTTCAATACATTTGCCTTTCCATTCGGAAGGAAAACCAAGATTGGTTCTTGTGAATTCACTTATTTTTATCTTCATCGGCCTTATCTCCAAACAATCCGTATTTTGTTATTCTTCTAATACCTTTTGCGAGACTTCTAGCAAATGCTCGGTCTTCGAGATAACCAAAAAATCTTGAAAAATATTTGATCGTAACTCGTGTTATACTATTAGCATCTAATAGATTATTCTTCAATAATATCCCGTAAAATTTCCAATCAGTCATAAGACCATCAAAACCATCTCCATCATCACTATCATACACAATTGTACAATCATCAAATAGTTCTGATACATCTTTAACTGGCTTATTACTGAATTCTACTGCTAGTCTACCCCAACGATAACGGGCATAGAACATTCTACCATCGGTAAGATAACCTTGCCACTGAGAAGGACAGGCACAGCAAGTTCTTTCTATAGTTTCAAAGTCTATTTTACTCATATATCATCTATGTGACGAAACCCCAAAAATACAGGGAATCTTGGTTTATCTTTAATTCCAACAGGTTGAAATTTATATTTGATTGTCTTACCTAAGTATTTAGATTGGTTAGTCCATATTTCTTTTTTGGTTGCGTCATCAAAACCTGAGCCAACTTCAAATTCAACACTGCTTTTAATATCTTTAACAACTAATGCACCTAATGTATCGGCGGGAACTAAACCTTCTTTTTTATGAGAACGTTTTGACAGTCCAAACTCATCTTCTTCTTGTATATTATCATTACGCAACTTTTCGGTAAAACCTAATACTTCGGCCTCTGAGTCTTCAAACCTCTTAAGCTTTAATAGTATACTTTCTTTCTCTGTAGATCTACCACACTTATATTTTCCATCACCTTTACGAATCATTACACCTTCAAAGCCAAGCTTTAAACATCTTTGTTCATAATGTAACAATTCTTCTTCATCATTAATTTGTTTTGGAATGATAAGTCTAATCTTATCTTTAAAATTTTCTGGATCTACTGTAGTTACTCCCATTGGGATTTTAGATGCTACCATAGCTTTCAATAGAACATCATCAAACCACTTCTGAAGGTCTGCTACACGCTCAAGGTACGGCTTATCTAGCGAGTCTTTAACATAGTCAAAGAGATATAGAATAAAATCAGGCTCACCATCAAATGACATTATCTGTGATTGGATCTCATTGAATGTTGCTTCACGAGATGTAACTGTTCTAGTTCCCTCTTCAAACATCACAGAATGATCCCCGACAACATTAGTAATTCTTGTCATCACTTCACCATCCATTCCATCAGGTAATAGAAAGTTTAGTTTTGCTCTAACAGATTTATTGGGAAGTTCTTTAAATTTTCTTGTGACTGTTTGGCCATCAACTTTCATTACCCTAATGCCATCAAGCTTTGGAGTAGCATATACTGGATAATTAATTTTAGAAAAGTCTTCAACTTTTCCTGCTAATAATGGACGAGTAATTTTAGCAGTCATATGTATCATCCTTTAAATACTTTAAATGATCATGTTCATCTTGTGGAGCTGCATCTGCTTGCCAAGGTACTACCCATTCAAGTAGTTCCCATCTGATAGTATCAAAATAAGGAGTTTGAATACCTATTGCTATTGGTGTATTTTTAGCTCTAAACTTTTTTTGTAGTTTTGCTTGTAGTCTTACAAATTTTAAACTTGTTGTTAGAAAACCACGGACAGTAGGTTCTACGGCTAGTATTCCTTTTGATGAAAAAACTAACACAGCTAATTTTCTTTTACTCATGTGTACCTGTTGAATAACTTTATCTATTTATAATACTACAATCATATCTATATGTCAAGAGAAATGGCGGAAGATGGAACATCATAACAACCAGAGACATAAATATTATACAGTTTACAAGGAAATCAATGGCAGCTATAACACCTTTTTGGTCAACACTAGCAAATCTCAACATAAAAGTAACCCCTGATTCTAGGGCAAAGCAGAAGAGTGGGCTACCTTCTTGGCAGGTCATTAATGAATCAGACGGAAAGAAAGTTCAAGAAACTATACAGAAACTAAAAGTAAAACATGAAATGTTTAATGCTGGGAGTGGATACTCAGGTAAATACACTTCATATGTAATTAATGATAAAGGCGAAAAGTTTGTTCTTGTAATGAGATATGGCAAGGTTGCAGCAAAGCAATTTACTCCGGCAGCTTTCGGAATGAACGGAAAGACTTATAAAACTCTAGCAGCACTAGAAAAAGATTCAAGAACTGAAATTGCTAAAGGTAAAGGCATAACACCAGAAGTCAAAAAAGTTTTATTACACCTCATAGATATTGTCAATGGTGAAAAATATAACCCTAAAATATTTGCTTTAGTAGATGATAAAACATTAGCTACTATCCGTAATGACTTTGGTGAAATCGCTGCCGCAATGGATTCACTTAAACAGAAGAAAAAATATATCAGATTTAGTTCTGAAAGTAATTCAGCTACAGTAGATTACTATGAAGAAGAAATTGGACTTGCTGTTAAGTCTGGAAAATCTGAAACAGATTTCGGTAGTGGTAACACCTTAACTAATCTTAAAGGTGAATTAGAAAAATACAAGCCAAAAGATCCAGGAGAAAAACTATTACACGAAGGCTTCTCTCATATATCTAACAGAAAAATATATGATGCTCTATTTTTCTTCTCTAAGCACTTGCCTTATATGAAGAAACTATATGCTCAACTTAAGAAGATGGGATATGGAGACTTGAATGAAATGCAGTTTAAAAAGTTTGTTGCTGATCATTCAAAGATGACAAACAAAATGTTATATAAACAATTACCAGAAACAAAATATGGTATAGCAGCTAACAAACTAGATCAAAAAGTTGATTGGGATAGCGTTATGTTTTTCTTTTTAACGAATCTCAATTTTGATTTAAATGCTAAATGGACAAAAGAAATTAACGTATTAGCACAAAAACTTTTCAAGATGAAAGATGGTGCTGTAAAGGTTATCATCATGAACCCTACAGAGGGAATGAAATTTATGACTGCTAACTATGATAAGTTTAGTATCAAGTTTCACTACTGGGCTAATGCTGGAGCAGCTATGAACAACTGGCCAGGTTTCAAAGTAGTTAAGAAATAACTACTTATTCAAAGTCTTAATAACAATCTGTTTTGGTAGAAAGTTCCAACAATAATAGCTACTACTGAAAGTAATCTTATTAGTCTTAGTGCTATTAGGCTGTATAAATTCCATTCGCTTGTCAAACATTAATAGTTGTAGATCTTTATCTTTAAAAATCTGTTTAGGTGCAGCATCATTCAACCAAGTGTTTGTCATTATCAATGCAAACGGTTTACCAAGACTTAATGCTCTTTCAAAATATTTGCGCTTGTTAGTGAATGGTGGATTAGATATTATAACATCCCATTTTTCTGGTTCATAAGTAAAGAAGTCTTTACCTTCATCAATATGACTAGCTATAACTTTATTCTGTTTACTAATCTGTATTACAAATTGACTTGATTCAGTATCAAATGGACACCAAACTATAGCACCTTTCGGAATGAATTCTAGTATTGGCTCAACACCATAATCAGGTGTATAACATTCATCATTAGAACCAGCAGAATATAATATTTTATCGCTTTGTATCATTAAAATTCTTCTTCTGTTACTTCTCTAAAATCTGAAGTGGGCCGCATAGTTTCTAATTGATGTGTATTAAGATTAACTAATATACAATGACCAGGAGCATTTTTCAATTCAGTTAAAAATACAAAGAATACTGGCTTGGCTTGACCGTAACCTAATAGACCATAGTATCTATTTCTATCTTTTTCTGAAAGATTATCCCAGAATTCTGGATTAAAATTCTTTGGTTCAAATACTACTACGGTTCCAGTCTTAAATGTTTTTCGCATAATTAATTATATATCAACAACATCATAATGTCAAGAGAAATGGCGGAAGGTAGACGAATCGAACGCCTGACTTTTACATCACCTCCGGGTTCAAACCGGATTGCCCCCTTGAGCAGTACCTTCCTTATGGAGCTTCTTGAGAGATGTGCGCCCTCGCATAACCGTTTTGCAGGCGGTTGCCTTACTATCTTGGCGAAAGAAGCATATGGAGCCGTCATCAGGAATCGAACCCGAATCATCACCTCACAAGGGGGATATAATACCACTATACTATAACGGCTTAAACTATTGGAGCGGGATGCGAGAATCGGACTCGCGTCTTCACGTTGGCAACGTGACATGATACCATTATACTAATCCCGCATATGGAGCGAATACTCGGTAACGATCCGAGAAATTCAGTTTGGAAAACTGACATGTATCCATTAACATCTTATTCGCATTTTGCGATTTGAAAAACTTCTACCCTTATTTGTGATGATGTGCCCGTTAGGGCGAATTGAATTACAGGCAACAGCCTGTTGACCCTGTAGATGTACAGGTGGATGAGGACGTGATTGAAAGAAACTTAATCATAAAACTATTTAGCAAATTTGTGGCGGGCTTATCGGGAATCGAACCCGGACTTCTACTTAGACAGAGTAGCGTCATGACCATTAGACCATAAGCCCATAATATCGTGGCTTCTATCGTCTGTAATATCTGTAGTCATATAATTATCCCTTCAGTAAAACCTTTTCAAGTAAAGGTCTTTTTCTATTGTCTAACTCTTTCTTTAATTCATCAATTTGATTTTGAAGAATTACATCTTTCGTTCTTAACTGTGTTTGTTCAAACATATCAATAGCTAATTCTAAATCTTCTGTAGATAAATCAGCAAATTTTTGATCAGTCATAATTACCTTTGGTGTTCCCGGAGGGAATCGAACCCTCGTTATCTGATTGAAAGTCAGACTTCCTAGCCGTTAGAAGACGGGAACGTAAAAATTACGCTCTCTCAGTCTCTAATCGTTCCAGTCCGTTTAACATACAATATCTAAAAACAAAAAAGCCCAATCAATCTTACAGAACTAGGCAAACTATACGGTAGTGTTCACATGTACGCTTTCGCAATGCTCGGCGTGGAAATACCCGCGATTCCATCTAATACTCGTCCTTAATCTAAGCTGTCACTGAAAGCGCAACAATAAATGTTTAGACGAAACTTGCCAACCGAAGAACGATGATAAGGTTTAAGGCCTTAAGTCCTTCATCACACGACAGGGGAGGAGCAATCGATCCGATTATTACGCTCTATTAACTCCCCTGTTTCGTCCTTATGGACTCATCAGGTGTGCCCGATGGGATAGTTGAAGTTATCCCTAGTTGATTTTCCCTTTCATCAGACTATCTTTATATAGAATAACACACGTTCACTACGTTTGTCAATCTTTATTTTGCAAATTTGTAAACTCTAAGCTCCACTACAGTGAACCCGAAAGTCTTCGTTTTAGGCCTACCTAAAGACCACCCGCCACGGTAGTAGTAGAGCTTACAATCCACAAAAGAAAATGGGACATAAAATCCCAAAACTCATTCAACTTGTGGTAGTATATATGCCGGGAAGGCATTTGTCAATAAATTATTTTTAAAAATGGTAGTCAAGAAGGGAGTCGAACCCTTAAAACCTTGTGTTTGAGACAAGTATGTATTCCAATTCCATCACTTGACTATAAAAAATGGTACTCTTGGAGGGAGTCGAACCCTCAATCCCGAAGGCAACAGGGTTTAAGTCTGCCGCGTATGCCAGTTCCGCCACAAGAGTATATGGTGGGAGTTGAGGGAATCGAACCCCCTTGCATTTCTACAACTGTTTTACAGACAGCCGACAAGTCCGTATGTCTTAACTCCCATATGGTCTAGGTGGCAGGATTTGAACCTGCGGCCTCCCGCTCCCAAAGCGGGCGCAATACCAAACTTTGCTACACCTAGATAATTTAATTATCTTTTCTTCTACTAATATTTGAATGTGTGATTATGCGTCCAATGGACGCAAGAGTGTTTTATAATCCCGCGAGGGATATAAGAGTGGGAGCGGTAATAGGTTAGAACGAATTTCTATCATAAGACTATTATATAGGTATTTTAGTGTTCTGTCAATGACTATTTTACGTAAATAGTGAAAACTTTTCCTTTATTAGATCCAACAATATCTATAGCTAAACTATGTGCATACGAATTTGATAATGCTTGGATTTTAACAACAGTAAATTTTTCACCTTTTCTACTAATTAAAATATCATCAACTTTGAATGGCTGTAGTTTATGTATTCTTGCTAGATTTTCTTTATCGAATACACCATCAATGCTTCTAATATTTTCTTCTTTCAAAGGATGTAGTAATGAATCTAATTTTGATTTATTCTGTTTGAACCATTGAATTAATTTTGATGTTGCATCATCAATAGATTTTGCTGAAGTGATTTTTCTATAAGGAACTGAGCGAGGACCTTGTGACATTTTCCAAGATACTTTATCAAGATCTGCATCTTTGCCGTGACTAGTTGAAAGATACATCATAAACTGCATAAACACCGGAGAGTTATGATCAATACCATTAGCTGGATGTGTATCTACTATTCTAAGATGTGCTGATTTTCCAAGATTTCCTGAAACATTTGCTTTAATAACATAACGATTGCCAAGAACATGAGATAGCTCTTTCTTTAGCTTCTCAATAGTAGCATTAGCATCATGCATGACATTTGGAGCCGTCACGGCTACTTCAGTAATATATGTTTTGAGTGTCTTCATGGTTAATATTTATGAAACTATATAGTAAGTTATTTTAATAATAAGGTCAATATGAAATATTAATGCACTACTTAATTCACACGTAATAATCAATCTAATTTTAATAGGCGCTTTTCTAGCTATACTTCCAAAGATAGGAATTGATGGAGCATACGTTTTTGGTATACGACTATTAGTAATACTTGGAACAATTATCTATGTTGCACAACTTCTAGGATTATATTAAATATTTATTGCGTTTATCTGATTTGATATTTTATGTGGAGCCAATATTCCACAGTTCCCGTTTCAATTCTCTTTAATGCATGTATCTTAGTGAATTTCTCTTCTACGGTATGAGATACATATCTTCCACGCATCATATGTATCATTAAAAATACTAAGATATCCCAAACTTCTTCACCACTCAACGTTAGTATATTAAATTTCTTTTCGTCTTCAGTAGTTAATTTTTCTGGGCGGGACTTGAAATGATGTGACTCAAGTAAATATTTGTCCACAAATTCTTGCATATAACCTATTTGAACTTTGGTGGACGTCCTGATATGTTTGGGTTATTATCATAATAAAAATGGACTTTATCAAGCAATTCTTTAAAAGTCTTGGATGGTTTTTCTGAATATTCCCACGCTACTTTACCAAGCATTCGTAAAAATGCAAAATATACATAAGATGTAAGATAATAAAAAGGTCTTTTATATTTTGGTTGTTTTCTAACGGCTGAGTGGCAACGATGAAAAAAATCTTTATCTGCCAATTCTCTTAACTCTTGTGGGCCGCCGCGCCAATAGTAAAAATCATGGTATAGTGATGCTTCTTTGAAAATTAGATCATGTGGATTAACAAAGAAACTTCTACTACCTACTCCATTCCAGATGTAATCTTTAAAAAATTTCTTTTCTTTTTCTGTAAGTTTGTCGTATACTAGACCAACTTTATCTAATTCGCTAATCATCTTCTTTTACTACCTTTGCTAATTTCTCAGCTTCTTTATCCGAAAGCTTTTTGTCCGGACCTAAAATCTCTTCTATTTTTTTCAAGAATTGTAAATAATGATATTTCTCCATCAATTTAAAAATAACATTTCCTGGTGTACGATTCTTTTCGCCGTATTTTCTTATTTCATCTGGAGTAACTTCACCAGCAAAAGCATCTTTTCTATCTTGTCTAATTTTATTATAGATATCAACTAAACCAGATGCGGTGTTTTCTATTTTCTTTAATTCATCTTTGATTAATACTGATAATTTTTTAACTTCAGATTTATCAACTTTCTTCAATGATTCATAATCTATTAAATCGTGTCTTAAATCTGCTTTGAGTGAATTTATTTTATCTACTTTCTTTTTAAAATCTCCAAAGTATTGTGTAATATCAAAAGGTCTATCTACTGGCTTTCTTCTGAATTTATTTTGTTCTATATCAAATTCAGCATCACCTAACGCATTAGCTCTATCGTGATCTTTTTTATTTGAAATTATGAAGTAGTTGATTGGATGATCTGTTCCCGGAATTATATGTTCACTGTAATCTTTTGCGAACTTTTCCATTGATGCTTCACTAGCACCATCAGCTAATATATGAACATCTAAATCAGTATCAAAGCGATATCTTTTAGTTAATATACTTCCAACTAGAACAACATCTTTTATATTAAGAGTCTTTTTAAATTGTTCTAAGTCTTTATTGATTAGATTTAATATTTTTGTTTTTAATTTTGGATTTTCTGTGGATGAGTCATCAAAAACTTCATCAGAATAAGATTCGTGATATGGATCGACGATTGATTCTGTTATATATTGATAGAAACTTTTCATAACACCCAAAAAAGAGCCCTAATCCCTAGACTAATATTTAGTCATTCCACTACGTATTGGCTTTTCGGGGTTTCGGGCTTAAACTGGTGTATCTAACAATTGTTCTTTGATGATTTTTCTGTTTTGTTTACGCATTAGACCTGAACGAAACGATTTTAACCAAGCACGATACTTAGATCTCCCTGAAGGAGGTGTACAGTTTTTACAAAGACAAACTGCATAACCTTTAATGTGTCTATCGCCGTTCATAGTATCCTTAAAAAATGGTAGCGGAGGCATGAGTCGCACATGCTATCTCTTGGTTATGAGCCAAGCGAGTTACTCTTTCTCTTCCCCGCGATATGGTGGAGCTGGCGAGAATCGAACTCGCGTCCTAGAATCTTTAATTATTCGCACTACAAGCGTAGTTTATTTTTTGAGGGGTTTCAGCCCTTCACGCAATTCAGTTTCAAAATAAACAACATAACCTGAATTACAAATGGTCAACCATTATTCCCATCCCAGTTTTGGTTTACTCTCTTACGGACGGTTATTGAGAGGCTCCGATAGTGGTGAAATTATATGTTTAAGTATACTACTATCTATCTTTACTTAAACACAGATTATGCAGCTAGTGCGTAATCGGCAAAATCGTTAGAGTTTGCATTTAACATTTGATTCATTTTAACGTAGCCAAGAATCATCTACGGCTTGCGCGACTAACCTTAGTTTTTCCAGTCGAAACCATGGCAGCCCCAATCTATTTATTATAACGTACTATATATTGGAACTATTATCTAGGATTAATTTCATACTTAGTCATTTCATCTATTTGCGCTTCAGTGAGTTTAGGTCTATCATCTTTACCTACACCACGAAGAACAAATGCCAAAAGGAAAAACAAACAGCATCCAGCATGTGCAAGATGTGATCTTCCAGTCTCGGCATCTGTGTCTTGACCTTGAAACCACAGAGTTAAATGGCGCATCAAAGCTCCATATACTCTTGACCAATTGAAACCTTTTTCCCAATTTCTGTCGGCGTATTTCTTAGCACCAAAAGTTAAGATCTTTGCAATCTCAACTACAACATCCCAAGGTACAAGATCCATACGAATCTTATCTTGATCGTGTTTTACGCCTTGTGTTTCTTTTTCAACTTCACTCATAATAAACTCCAAGGTTAATCTAGCTTTAAATTGTGGCGGGTTATAATGTATTCTTTTACGAACCCACTACGTACTATATCACCAATTTGAAACTCAATCAAGTCAAAACTGGGCATTGCTCTAGCTATTTTTATCATATTATGGATACCAGTTTCTTGTGACTTTTTACCGTTCATTTTCAAATCGTCTTGTCTAAAATCACCGCATAGTATTACTTTACAGTTTTTTCCTACTCGTGTTAAGACTGAATTTAATTCGTGATCGGTTAAGTTCTGAACTTCATCCACAATCAATATTGCGTCATCAAAGGTTAATCCTCTAATGAATGATGTGGACATAAAATCAAGATTGCCTTTCTTTTTCAGTGTATCATATACATCTCTACGGCCACCAGAAAGTTCAGCACAAATATCTTTATATGGAGCTTCATAGACTGCCATCTTTTCTGATAGTGTTCCAGGCATAAACCCTAGATCTCTTGATGCCACCGCGCTTCTCACAATTATTATTTGGCGAACATTACCAGAAAATAATTCTGATAGACCAAAATATAAACCAAGAAATGTTTTTCCTGTACCTGCAACACCATACAACAAAAGATGTTTATCACTACCAAAAGCGTAAAAAGCTTTTCGTTGATTTTCAGTAAGAGGTTTGATGGCCTCTAATTTGAAATTATGATTTAATAACTTTTTCTGTCTTCTATAAGGATCTTCTTCTTTTAAAACGTCTTCTTGTGGGGCTTGCTCTGGTTTGTAATTCGTATTTTTACGGGATCTTTTTCCCATAGTTAATAGTCCTTTATTTTAGTCGTGTGTTTGTTGCCTTCTTTAATCTGTAACATCCTCTCCTTGAAATCCGACCGAGGTTTTCTCAGACCATCTATAGCACTCGGACTCACCAAAGCTGGAGCCGAGAAGACTGAAGTAACGCATTTTTCCTCCTTACAATTTGGACAGGGACTTTCTAAAGGTATACTTCTTTCTACTATCTTCAAAAGATCACTGAACTTAAAATTACACTTACTACATTCAAATTCATATGTTGGCATAATTAAACTCCTGTATACCAATCTGGTGTTGGTCTTTTAGTCCAACTTGCCAAATGATTTTTACTTTTAATATAATAGGTTCTGTATGATTGAATACTATCCGCACTGCGAAATTCGTCAGGCATAGCTTGAGGAGGTTGAGTGAAAGCGTCATTAGATATAAGCATCGGCGCTTGTTGTAACACATGTTTAAGTTTCTTCTCAGTAAGGTGTGTTTTTCCGTACCTAAAAGTGTATTCTGTGCAAAGTTCACAAAACAAATTATATAACCACTGATAATTATTTATGTTGGCACGTGCCCATTTAGTAGACGGATGGTTGATATGCGTAGCTTTATATAATTCAGTAGATATACTCTTATCCAATACTCTATGTGCCGTTGATAGTATTTGAGCAGTTTCTAAAATCATTTTAACTACATGTTTATCATTGTGATACCTAGCGGCTATACTTGGATCTTCAGAAAGATAGAATATGTTCATAAGATTATTCTAACATAAATAATCTGAATAGTAAACGTTTTTATTGGAGAAACAACATGAAAAAGCTAAAATGTTTACTTGCTAGACTCCTAGTTAAGCTTGGATTAAAGAAGGCCTCACAGTGTAAAGCTTGTGTACTTCCTTTGAAGAAAGCTACTAAGAAAGGCAAGAAGTAAACACTCAAGGGGCACTCAATGTGCCCTTTTTTTTATTTCTCTGCTTTTGGTTTACTGAAATCTTTAATAGCACCAATCATTTTTGCTTCT